TTATGATCCCAAAGACTTTGGTTACAAAGAATTTAGTGAAGCACTGGACATTGCCAATAGAGAATTTTTGTTGCCAATGGATTTATTGGCCCTTGAAGATCATCCTGCTGATCCAGAAATTGTTAATGGCATCGTTATGAATCAAGGCACCTATGCGTTGGCGCTAGTGCAAAGTCTAAGCGATTTAAATAAAAAAGCCCAACTTGTTGGCAAGCAGGGCTTTTATGACACATGGCCAGAAGAATACTTAACAGCTCTTTTTAAACACCGTATAGATCCGCGGACAACTTGATTTTACTATCGCGTTTGCATAACTGGCGGTATTGATCTGCGTCCTGGCTCCATTCTGCGCCGGTCCACCATTCAAATCCTTGTATGTCAGCCTTATAAACACTGCTACGTTCGTATCCTGGACCCAGGTAAACATATTCATATCCTTCACGTTTGGCCCAGGCAATTTCGTGTTCCAAACTGCGACTGCCCAATCTGGTAGCAGGCACGCTGTAATCCCATACAAACAAACAAGTTTCAACTGCTTGGTCAGTGTAGTGTCTTAACTTGGCCCAGGCCACCATTGAGTCTTCCTGCCAGTAACCCATAAATCGATCTTGTTCTAAATGCTGGCCTATTTCAAAATACTTTTTGAATTTTTTGTAGTAACAGTAACTGGTATAGATATGATCCATTTCAGTAAACTGTGCCGGTGTTGGCTTGGCAATTAAATTAGCATTGTCCAACAACGTGTAGCCAGTAGCAACGGTGTTTACTCGAGTGCTACGACTTTGATACCAACGCACCTGTTGATTTTCTACTGTTTGCAAAAAACCAAGTTCCAATGCAGTGTTGTATTCTTCTTGTGCAACATCAACCAGTTCACATCCGAAGTGAAAAAACTCGCCTTGCTCCTGGTGGCCAAAATTATGATCAAACTTTATTTTCATATAATTATGTATGTAGATTATAACTCAAGGAAAAATTATGGCAGACTTATACACAATTTGGGCAAACAAAGAAGGCGATATCTCAGACTTAGACTGGGTTAACGGAATGAAGAGTTTCTTTGATCATTTGATTAGCGAAGGCAAAATGGAGTCATACAGAATCACTAGATGTAAAATGGGATTCCGTAGTATCGCAGACATGCCAGAATGGATGATACTTATGGAATTTAAAGACATGGGTCAAATGGACAATGCCTTTAAGAGAGTTGCTCCATTAGAAGGAGAACTCGAAGTGAAACACAAATCATTTAATCAGTTTGTTGCTGGTGACATCCAACACGCACTTTTCCGCGACTGGCCTGATCAATTTTAAAAATGGATAAAACGGTTGTTTCTGTCACCAGCAACACGTCTGTAGGTTGCACATTCGTTGACTGGAGTATACAATTTCTTAGCGGCCAAACTCAACATTATCATGCTGATAGTAATAGCTGGATTGATCTTACACACAATCCAGTGAATAACAGTACCGCTCATAATTATCAAAAAAATCACCCTGCTGGCTTTGATCAAACCAGTGACCTGTTATCACAAATTGATCAGCAAGGCAATGGAGTTTTTACATTGTATCCCGCTAGTGTAACTTATGCCAAGTTGCACAACAGTAAACAACTGGAAGGTCACGATCAAATAATAGATTATATCAAACACGATTACCACAAAGTTTTTGAATTATGCAGTCAAAAAACCAAATTAATCTTTGTTGACTCAAGCCCTGAAGTGGCATTATACCATATAACACTGCGCCGTCGTAGTTTTTCATTATTGCAAGAAAATCAATTTGGACCCAGTGAAATTATACAACAAGAAGCCGACGAATATTTTTTTAAAGACTCACTGAGCTACTTTGACAGTGACTATGTATGGGACAAACGAGAAAAGCGGGCATTATGTATTCGCCCTTACACGTTGGGCATACCCAACCTCGATCTAGATTTTAGTCTACCACATCTTTGGATTGACAGTAGATCCTTATGGACATTGGGTGATTTAGTCTTAAAAGACATCATGAACTATGTTGGGTTAGCAGTCGATCCTGTTAGATTTGATTTGTGGTTGTTGATATATCAGATTTGGGCACGTAAACAACTTGAAATATTAAATTTCTGTCATGTGTTACCGCATATCATTGACAGTATAGTGAATAACTGGAACTACCAAATTGGTGAGTTATCGTTTGAACAAGAAGTTGCCATACAACATTTTTTGATTTATAAACATAACTTAAATCTTAAAACTTGGCAATTAGAAAAATTTCCATCTAACACAAAAGACTTACACAAACTTTTAGAACCAAATACTCATTTAGTTCCAACTATCTACTAGGCTATTTGAGATCTCTAAGAGATCTATGTCTTTCGCTATGCTCAGACATGATTGTCTTTCTTTAGCATTATCCAGATTAATCGGTCATAATTCACCGTATGCACGGTGAATTGACTTCTACATTATCCGAGTAGCACAGTCATTTATTATAATGAGATTGTCTTTCGACGCGGAGGCGGTTGACCGGTACCCCCTACTCAAGCTTCACATATCAACGGAACCCTAGTGACCCGACAATAAATCCAAGTCCTACGAGCATGAGTTGTATCTTTTTCTACAGAGCTCAAACCATTTGTTGCCTTAAGTTAGCAATTGCCTTTGACGCCCAAAGTTCTGGACCGGGTATTGCACCGTTCCTCGATGGGGCTAGACCACTACGCCTAGCACAGAGTCAGTAAAGCTGCCTATCTAAATTTTAAATTTTGTTTTTTATGTGACTACCGTGTATGCGGCACACAATCTGTCCGTTGTAGTAGTCGTCTGATTCTAATACTCTATGATTAAATTGTTCTCTAGCTTCTATATAACTACAAGCTGCCTTTGATGTGCAATAAAATAATATTTCTCTTGTGAAGTTGTCTGAGCCTAGCTCTGTAATGTCTCGATTGAGTTGATCGTTGCTTCCATAGTATAGCTGCCAGTCTGAATCTATTTTTGATTTAATTCGTTTACGTTTTTTGTTGCCGTTTTTTAATTTTACTACTTTGTATGAGGTTTTACTAAATTTTGCTAATTTTTTTCCAATATACTTCCTGCCGGATAGTTTATTTGTGATCAAATATACAAAGCCGACGCAGTCTTCGGGTAATGTTTCAATTTGTGTGTTTTCGTAAAGCCATACCATGGACTAGTAGTTATCATCTTACGGCTATGCACGTTATTTTTTAATTTGTAAGCCAACCAACTGCATATTCTTTGTCAACCAACTTACAGTTACATTTTTGTTCGCACTCCACCCAGGCTTTGGCCGGATTATCAAACGACCCTGACAACGAATCCCAAATTGGGTCATTTAACACTTCGTCTAGACTGTGGGTGTTTAAATTTAGCTGTTCTCTATATACCTGATGAAAACTGTCTTTAAAATATATTGTTTTACGGTCAGTGCCCATTGATACATATGGAAAACTAACCCAACTGCACGGGTGTAGCACCCCATCTGCGCTAACATATAATCCACGGTTACCAACGCTACACATAGGAGTAATAAAAGTATTGTGCTCTTGTTTGACTGCTTGATATCGTTGCAAGTTGTGTTCAAGATAGTCTTGATTGTGCTGTTCTCGCCCACTAATATTGCGGAAGTATCTTTCGTATCTGTGAGTCTTGCTGATAAATTCTGATCTAGGCTCCATCGGATCTGCGGCGCCACCATAGGCTTCGCCATACTTGCTGCCAAATTTGGTGCTGTAAGTTAGTTGTAATCCATCACATCCAATTTCTTGTGCCTGCTGTTGAATTTGATCTAAATAATCTTGATTGAACGCAAACACAATAGTAGCCCAATAAACAAATGCAGGACTTTCTTGACACATGATACGCATGCCAGTCATTATGCTTTCCCAATTGCTGCCAACACGATACAAGTTATTACTGGCATCATCATATCCATCCACACTGAAATTTATAGTGTCATATTCGTTGCTGACCTGAGCAAACCGTTGCCACCATTCGGGTCGACGATAGCTTCCGTTAGTAATTGTATAAACGTGAATTTTAGGATTATGCAATTTGATATATTCAATTATTTCTAGGTATTCACTAGCATAGATTGGGTCACCCACATCACCACACATGGTTATTCTTTTAACTTGTGTTTTTAACAACTCCGGCGTTAGCGTTTTTTTAAAAAAATCTAACGTTAGTTCTTTGTTGATCCATGGCACTGGTGCTGTGTCGTTACGCGGACACCTAGGACATTTCAGGGTGCATTTTCCGCTGACTTCAAAGTGCCAATGATATAGTTGCCAGTTCATGGTGAGATCTCAATAAATTTTATGTTTGAATCAAACAGGACATTGACTATACGTTCAGCAGCTTCTGTGGCAGTTTGGTATCGATTTGACTCGTATAAATCAACAAATCTTTCTGGATCGTTTTTGTAACGACTCTGATTGAAATTAGTTCGGGTAAGTCCTAGTCTGACTTCCAAGTAACTCAATGCAGGATACTCAACACACAGCATACGTCCTAGTTCTTCAAGACTTTTTTTACTTAGACTGTAGGCTAGATCGTTGGGCCAGTATCTGTTGTTGTTGGTGCTGGTAATATTGACTATCTTGCAAACTGAGTTTGCTTTTAATACAGTATGACACAGGATGACTGGAGCAACTAAGTTGGTGTTTAGAATATCCACTATGTCGCTGATTTGATGATTACAAAAATCAATTTTACCGCCAATGTCGGTTCCGGCACAATTGATCAGCATGTCAACTGGCCCAGCAGTAAACGCTGTGACATCGTTGATTGCAGCCAAATTCAACTGTGTTCTAGTCAATGCAACAACATTGTGTCCAGCGTTGGTTAACAGTTGATTTAATTGTTGTCCAACACCGCTGGCAGAACCTGTTAATAAAATTTTCAAGCCAATTCCTTTTTTAACATAATAACAGGTTTTGTCTTAGAAGTCTTGGAATTTGATTGTTCTGCTAGATTTTTAATTGCCAATAATTCTTGTCGAACACGCGGTTGTTGATAGCCGTAGCGAACACAGTGTTCGTGAATTTCTACTCGTCTCCGTAGGCGTTCTTTAAGATCCAGTTCTGGATTCTTACCACTGATCCAGTTGTAAACATTGGCAAATCCGGAGTCATGCTGACCATACATTTGAATATCCAGTCCCTGTATCATTTCTGGACTCACAATAGGAGTGTCATCAAACAGATGCATGGTTGTGCCCCAACGTATGAGTTCAATAATGCCCTGTTCGGCATAGCGCCGATATTTGTGTATAGAATCCAAATTGTCTTGATGATCTTTGATTGTTTCTGTAGGATAGCCACAGATCATTAACCAAACATTTTTGATGCCCCAGTAACTGCACTGTTCGATGTGATAGTCAATGTCAGCATTAGAAAACTTTTTCCGCATGTGCATTCTGACTGCCTCGCTGAAACTTTCTATGCCCACAGTCAATTGTTGTGCGCCAGCATAATACATGGCTTCGTAGTGAGCACGTGGCATGTCGGTCCGAGGACGACAGATAAATTGACCAATGTAGCTGACATCCTTGAGATCTGAATTTTTTGCCTTTTCTTCGGCCAGCTTTACATTGAACTCGTAAAAGTTACTGATACTGCCGTTAATCAGACTGTCAGTGAAGTCAAACGAAGTGACACCTAAATCGTAGTAGTGTTTTTTGATTTCATCAACCAGCTTGCTGGCCTTGCGATAACGAAACTTAGGCCACGACACGCCAATGTCACAAAAGGTGCAGTTACGCACACAGCCGCGACTGCCGGTTATGTAAACTTTTTTAGAATTATACAAACTCAAATCAAACTTGCTGTAGTCAGGATTGGGATATGTGTCAATGTCCCAGTCGTATTTTTGAACATATCCGTTGACTCCAGGAATATCCTGTTGTCCTTTGAGAATAGCATCAAATGTGGGCTCACCATCACCGCGAACAATAAAATTAGCCAAGCGATTATTGGTTACCCAGTCTGCAAACATTTCTGGTGAGTCAACAAACTTGCTCGAACAGCCATTGCCACCAAGCACAATGGTCCCGCCAAACATTTTTCTAAGTTCTGGTAAAACCAACTGTGCTATGCGCAGACTCCACACCGTAAAAACTGACACAGCAACAACATCAAACTGGTCAAGATATTCTTTATGTAACGATTTACACCAGAGATCAGCCAGTTTTGTTTTTAGTGCAGAATCAATGTCATCGTAATTTGTAGTGATACCCACCAGCCAGTCACTTAGCAGTCTCAGTTCATCTTCGGTCAACTGTTGATGCAAATGAATATTAAAATCAAAAAATTCATAGTCGTAATTGTTTTCATTGCACACAGCCGCAAGAATAGCCAGCGCCGCCGGTGGAGCTATGATATCATACTGTGGTAGGTTAACTAGCAGTGCTTGCGGCATTATAGATTTCTTTTAATTTGGTCAACAATGTCAAAGTGACTATTGTTAATGCCCAGGTAATAATCAATGTCTTCTTGTTTAGTTATCCCAAGATACTCCATTTTGGACTGAATAGAACGCTGCTGATACTGTTGATAAAACTCTGGATTCCAATGTAGTCGCACCATGTGATCAAATTGAAACACATCAGCAAGCCAGTAGTTGATTAAATGATCGTCTACCCGCAACAACGGCTTGATTTTCCAAGGCTCAAAAAATATTTCAATGTCAGCCGAATAATCTAAGTTGATGACAAATTCTTTTACAATCTGTTTGTAGGGTGTTTCTTGCCCGTTAACTTCAAATCTAACCATAATTAGCGACGGGTGACTTACAGATAATCTCACACAACCTCAACGTCTGTGTTGTAACTAGTAAACCCACCTTCTTTAACAACCTTGAGAATATTTTCTACTCGGCCAGCAAGTTCATCTCTATGGCTCACTAGCCAGATTGATTTGTGCCGCTCACGGCTCATTTGTTTTAATAGTGCTAGAGCATTCTCAACACCTTGTGTGTCTAGGCCATTGTCAATCATTTCGTCTATAAACAACAGATTGATAGGTTGATATAACGATTCAAACACATCGCGGAACGCCCAACTCATACTTAGGATTAATCGATTGCGTTCACCACGGCTTAGATTGTCAAAATCTAGTTCACGTCCTAGCTCTTCGATGCTGACACTCAAATCGTTTTGGAATACCACTGTGTGCGGCAATCCTACACGATCCAAGTAGTGTGTTAATCTAGCATTTAGATAGCTAAGATTTTGTTCAATAATTTTCTTACGGATAAAACTGTCCTTGCTTGTGAGTAATTTGAGTAAGAAATCTTGATGTTCCTGTAAGCGAGTAAGTTCATTAAGAGTATCATAGGTAATTTCCTTTAAGGCTTGTTGTTGCATTTCTTCAATTTGTTCTGCATACGGATCTGTTTCGATTTGTTTGTCGGCAATCTGTTTTTCTAAATTAGTTAATGTAGCTTGATGTTGGATAGCATCCGACTCTTTGTCATAGAACATTGCAGGTGGTTTACCTAACGTGCCCAAGGAGTCGTGGGCAGTCTGTAGTTCTGATAAGAGGGTGCTATGATCTGCGCCACTCTGTTGAGCCGTTGCCAAGTCCGCCTGCTTGCTTTCCAAAACTTGTTGGTGCTTCGTGTCGTGGAAGGCCTGACCGCACGTATGACATTCATGGTTCTTGAGAGTTTCAATTTCTTTTGATAATTTGGCAACCATTTTTTCTTCACGGCTAATATCCAATTTTGTGCGTGAGATCTGGCTCGATAGTTCGTTGATGTCCTTGCGCCGTTGATCCCATTCCTTATGATCTTTGTGCGCTTGAATCTCACTTTCGATTTCGATATTCTGTAACGCCTTAAGGGCTTTCTCAAGTTCCGCAATATCCTCGCCATGTTTGTTTGTCCATAATGTTTGTCTACGCTTTAAACTTTCTACCTGTTCTTCAATACGCTTGTTGGCCTCTTGCTCGGCGCGGATACGAAATTCTTCTTGTTGTATTGCATCTTTGGTTTCTTTATTCAGCTCTTTGATACGGTCGGCACGCTCACTTAATTGTGTGATACCCAACAATTGTTCAATGATTGTGCGTTGATCATTTGCTTTAAGACTTAAGAATGGTTCTGTGTAAGTGTTAAGAGCAAGAATATGCTTAAACATATCGTGACTAAGGCCTAACATTTGTTCTATGGCATCTTGTGTTTCTCTTGAATCACCTTGCGCATTATCTGTAACAGTTTGTTCTTCGTTGTTGACGTAGAATCTAAGTAGGTTGGGTTTTCGTCCACGCTCAATTTTAAAATTCTTGCCACCTACACTGAAATCTAAACTGACCAACATGCCTTTTCCGTTGGTCTTATTGACCAAATTGTCTTTACGGATGTTGCTTAGTGCTGTACCGTATAACGCATAACTTAGGGCGTTGATAATTGTAGTTTTACCAGTTCCGTTACGACTACCGTCGCCACCTAAGTCAAGATTTTCGCCCAAGACTAATGTCAAGTCCTTGCGGTCAAAGTCAATACCCTGTGTAGCATTACCTACACTCATGAAGTTTTTTACGGTAAGGTTTTTTATGTGGATCATAGATTTTGATATATTTTTAACAACAGCTTGGGATCGTAAAATTCACTTTCAATATTGGTAAGTTGATCGGTGACAATTTGATCTACACTTTCAAACTTTACTTCACCTGGTGCCAGGTCAATGTCAATGTCGGTACGTTTGCTAGGGATCAGGGCCATTTCACGTAAATTGTGCTCTTTGACAAATGTATCTTTGATAAAGTTTGCCTCTTCGTAGCT